ACATCTTTTAGATATTGTTCTGCCTTAATCTTAGGCAAATTACCAACATCAATATAAAATATTCTTCTTTCAGGTGCTCTTACTATTCTGTAAATAACAACAGCATCCTCAATCATTCTTAATTGATTGACAGGTTTAATTGCTTTATGTAAATTACTTAAAACAACATTTTTATTTTGATCAATTACACCTGAAGTGCAATATGTAATAGCGTCAGACGCTATCTTAACACCCATATTAGAGTTAGGTGAAGTCATACCTTTTTCATTATATACATACCACTCATTTACAGATTGAGTCATATCTATACCTTTGAGACTTCTTTGTTTTTTTATTTCTCTAACTTTACGAATTTTGCGTGGGTCAATGTATCTTATTTCTGTTAGACCTAGTTTAGGTTTTTCTGGGTCGATGACTTTATGATAATAAACTCTACCGTCTATATACCATCTTTTAAAAATATCGTGACCTTTTTCTTCAAACTGTAAAAGGTTTAATATCTCATCAAACTCATTTCTAATTTTAGATTTAATTTTTTCAGAAAGTTGTAAGTTGTCTAGTGATAAACTTACTGATTGATCTCTCTCATTTGATACGATTGATTCGTTTACAATATCATCAATAGCAGTATCTACCTCAGGGTAGATCGCAATTTCTCTATATCGTCTGATTAGTTCTTCTTCATTCTTAGCACCACCTTCTTGGTCGAGATAAGATCCAAAGTAACCACCAGCGGAGATTGTTGTTGTGCCGTCATCTGGCGTAGGAACGGTGAAACTTTGTGGTGATCCACCGTCCTTCGCTTTGACAGGCCTGGTTATTTGAAAACCAAATAATTCAGCCATTAGATTTCCTTTTCATAATAATTACTACTAATTATTTATATGTTAAATTAAGTAGTAGTATCAGTTTCAAAATATTGATATCTGAATGTGCAACTGAAAGTCTCAACTGCTGAATTGTCTGAGTAAGACAAGTCAATAGGTGCTAGAGTAGTTGGGAATGTTCCTCTTAATGTATAAGTTTTAAGAACAGATCCGTTTCTATCTAACTGATCTACAAAAGCGTCAACTTGATAGTCAACAGGATTTGTTAGACCTTCGTTATCAGTCATATTATTAATACCATTCATCCATCTTTCTAAACCATTTCTCACTAAAAAATCAGTATCGTTTAGAATTGTAACCGTCCAAGGTTCAAATTCCCTATCACCTGCGATATAAAGAGTACGACCTCTAAACGGTATAGGTGTCTCAGCAATCGTCATCCCAGGCAACTGAGCAGTAGTACATAAGAACGCCATTTGTTGCGTCTCACCACCAACTACTGAGTAACCAGGAAAAGGCATAGTAACCTTGAATTGGTTCGCTCTTGCGCCTCCACCAGCGAGGCGTGCTTTAAAGTCATTAATATTAGGCATTTTAAATTCCCCTCTCTAGTTAAGCGCCAGCAACTTCAGAAAAGGACACGCCTGATCTTGTTGCTACGAAGTTTAAAGTTATAAAGTTAATTGATCTGTTAGGTTTGATAAAGATATCTGCCCTAAACTCATTACGATCAATAACTTCGCCAGTATTGTTAGTGTCATCACATACAACTAAGAAGTCTGTAAGACCTCTTCTTCCTTGTACATCTCTAAGGAACGGTTCAACACTATTTCTAAATTGCGCTCTAGTAAACTCATCATTGAATTCAAATAGTTGAAATTTAGAAGCAGTTGAAATCGCTTTTTCTAGAGTGATAAACAATCTTCTTACATTAATACGATCAAAAGCACTAGGTTTTGACAACAATGTTTTGTCACCAAATAGTACAGTACCTTGACCAGGGAATGTAGCGACTGGGTTTACTCTAGAACGATACAATGTATCTCTCTGAGATTTATTAGGATTGTAAGCAAGTTTAACAGCACCTCTGATCTGACCTCTGTTTAATCCAGCAGGTGAGAACCAAGAGTCTGCAATATTATCAGTACGAGCACATAGTCCAGCAACATCACCATTTAATGGTACGAATCTGTAAACATCATTGTACTTATCATATTGATATTTGTAACCACTATCAAGAACAGCATAAGAAGTTGAAGATAATGCGTCAGCAAAACCTTTAACATTTTCTGTTTGTGCGATAGCGTCTGTTATGCTTAATACATCAGCACTTGCAGGTGAAATGAAAGCAACAACATCTTTTCTGAATTCTGCGACATCAATCACAGCAGTTGCTTTGGTAACACCAGTAGCGTCTGAGTTTGTTTGTGAAGGTCCAGTTAATAGTAAATTAACATCAACTGTTTCACCGTCTTTAAATAAATCGTAAGCAGTTGCTAATTCGCCATTAGTAGGCACATTATCATCTGTTCCGCCACTTAAAGAAGCAGTAAATAAAGCAGTTGCGGTTCCACCAACATTATCGAATGCTTGAGAAGTCTTAGACGACCCAGCATTTGCTAAAGTTGTTTCGTGATCCATCCAGTAGATATATTCTGACTGGTTGTAGATAACATCAACATAGTAGTTAGTAGCGCCGTTGTCTGTTTTAGCGTCAGACGCTTGAGATAGTCCTTCAAATACTTCTAGAATAGTTCCAGCAGTACCTGAAATGCCACCATCTTCATCTACTATAACAATGTGAAGTTCATCATTTGAACCACCGTTATTTGATACATCAGTTGTTGTGCCAGGAGCACCGTCAACTTGGTCGAAATATTTCCAGTATCTTTTGATCTTTGCGTTATCGACCACAGCGTGTCTTAGTCCTGTGCCACCGCCTGGTGTATGTCTTTTTATTGTTAAATCGTTTGAATTAATTGCCGTAATCTCGTAATACTCACCTGACGGAGCAGCATTAAAGTTGCTACTTGCGTCACCAAACTCAATTAAATCACCTACAACAAATTCTGAACCAGTATCAACAGCGACCGTAGTAGCGCCAACAGCGAGACCAGATCCGTTATTTACTAGTGAAGTTGCGGTAGAAGAATATGCATTTGAGTTGGTACACATAGAAACTTGTAAATTGTTTCCGTGAGTTCCAGCAGTACGAGCAGCCCAAGACCCTACATTCGCTTGACCACTTCCGTAGTTGTCAAGATAATGTTGAGTACTTTTAATTTGAACAGCAGTTCCTGATACACAAGCGTTCACATTACCTGTATTAGCACGAACCACCTTCAATGTATTAGAGTACTGTAAAAAGTTAGCAGCAGTATAAAAATACTCGTAAGTATTTCCATCGGGTTTACCGAATACATCTACTAGTTCTTTCTCTGAAGAAATTTGTGTAATTTCTTCGATAGGACCTTTTTCAGATACTATTACTACGCCTCCGATAGAAGTAGAGACAGCAGGAATAATATTTGTTAGATCCGTTTCTTTTACGAGTACACCTGGTGATAATTGGAATGCCATAGTGTTTTCTCCTTAAATTAAAATATAACCCTTACTTAGTTCAACCCTAACAATATTTATAAGTATCAAAAACTAGAGATTACCGCACGATATCCACAGGACTCCAGACATCTCCATACTCGTCAACCTCAGATTTTGTGTCATCTAGACCGTCATCTACAAATCCGAAAGGTGCCATATCTTGTTCTAAGGCATTTTGTTGTTCAGCAAATAAGGCATTACGCATATCAATATTGACTAATTCTTTAAAATACTGTTGATTCGCAACCCAGGCAAATATGACTAGACACATAACTAAATCATCATTACAACCATCCTCTGCTTCGTAAGATTTGCCCTTTGATATAAATGTTGATAGTTCAGCAATCGTGTCAAAGTCTTGTATTATAATCTTGTCACCCTCGACTAGAGATTTTAAGTTAGAACATCCTACTCTTTTTGCTGCCTTTGTCATTCTAAGACCTAGTGAAGAACCTCTGCCACTAAACCCACCACCTAATATCTGACCTGATCTACCTTTTTGTGTACACATTAACATATTATCATATTCACATTCAAACTGTAAGGCGTCTGCAACCTGCTGACCTAGATCATTTGTCTCTACTAAAACATATGCCATATTGTATTTTCTACAAATTTCATTTATGATATTAGGAAAGACAACAGGTTTAATTTCATTACTTCTATATTTTGCTACAAGTCTGTATGGCATTTCGCTTGTGTCAAATATAAGAAAGGCAGAATAGTCATTGTTTGTACCTCTTGATACATCAACTGTACAAGTATAGATATGATCTTTTTTAGGCAACTCAAACACTTCAATATCACCACTTTTTTGTGGGTCTATATGTGCTAATGCTTTTAATTTACTTGGTGCAATAAGTGTATTAACAGAACCTAAGAATTCACATTCAAACTCTGTTTGAAATTGTTGTTCACTTGTATTCTTAATTGTTTCTTCTTTCCACTTTTCATCACGACCAGGTACTTCAGACCAATGCACTTCAATAGGTATGTAAGTATTATTTTTGTTTATGGCGTCAGTCCATATTTTATAAAACATATTCATTCCGTGTGGTGTAGATACCATCATAATCTTTGATGACTTACCAGAGGAGATAGTAGGGTAAACGGAACTAAAAAATTCATCAGCGATATTATTAGGTATGTAGGCAAACTCATCTAAGAATATAACATTAAAAGAACCCCCTCGAATAGCAGATGATGAAGTTGCGGCGGCAACAATCTTAGAACCATTTTCTAATTCTAATGAACCTTTATTCCAGTTCATCACTCCTTGTTGCATCCATTTAGGCATATGTTCGTATGCAAGTTGTAAACGACCTAATAGATCACGAGCAGTTGATGATTTGTTTGCAAGAATAGCAACATTCACATTCTCATTAAATAAAACATAGTGTAAAAGATATGCAATAATGATTGTTGATTTACCAGACTGTCTAGGTAATTTACAAATTGTAAATCTATTATTGTGAAAAGTATCTACCATTCTTTCTTGAAACTCATACATTTCAAATGGTACAAGACCTCTGTCAATGGTGACAATGTTTATAAACTTTGTTATGAAATACTTTGGGTCATTGATACACTTCTCTAATTCTAAAATTTGATCTTCAGTAAATTCAGAGGGTGTAAATGCTTTTTTTAAGTTAGGATTACCTAGATACTGTTCTCTAGGATTTAGATTCTCCGTCATCTTTTTTTGTTTTCTTTAATAATTTTTGTAATTCATTTGTAGAACCTACATACAATGCGTTGGTTACATTTTTAGGTGCATTGTTAGGCACTTCTTTTAGTCTTTTCAATCTACTTTGTAGACCTAATAAATCTTGCGATACTTGACTTACTGTTTGAATTAATTGTCCTGCAACTTCAT